ACTTGTTGGCTCCTGGGGTGTTGTGGTTGTGGGTGTTGGTTCGCTGGTTGTTGATTGAGGAAGCTCAGGTTCGGTTGGCTGAGTCGTCTCAACAACTGGATCGGGAGTCTGGGTTGTTGTAGTTGTCTCTGGTTCTGGTTCGGAGGTTGTTGTTGTTGGCTCGGGTTCGGTGGTCGTGGTTGTGGTGGGTTCGGGTTCGGGTTGGGTGGTGCTGGTGACGGGTGGCGTGTAGACCGTCGTTGTTGTTGTGGTGGTGAGTTCTGTGGTGGTGGTTGATTCGATGGTGGTGGTGACTGGCTCAGTTGTTGTGGTTTCGGGTTGAGTGGTTGTGGTGACGGCTTCGGTTGTGGTTGTTGGTAGTTCGGTGGTGGTGGTTGGTGGGGTGTTGTTGCGGGTGAATGCTTCGTCGGGGACGATGGCCCAGCCGGTGTTGTTGATGTTCCAGGCGAGCATGTAGCACGTTCCGCCACCCCACTCAAAGAACCAGCCGTCCAAGGGCTGTGAACCTGGCTCGACGTTGAGGGTGACTTGTTGGCTCCATTGGCAGCCTTTGATGTTCCATGTGCCGAACTCTGTCCCGGCGATATCTACGGTGCCACCGTCGTCGGCTGCAACCATGAACTGAATCGTCTCATGTTCAGGGATTGTGATGAACCCTGTGTAGTGAACCATGAAGAAGTCATAGCCGCAGTCTTGGAATGGTTCGCCGTTGAAGTTGCGGTTGATGTTGTTCTCCACCTCCGATCCGCACACCGGGTAGAGGTCATCGGTGCGTTCAGGTAGACCTGTCGGCTGGAAGGTGTAGCCGACGGCGTTCAGACCGGGCTGTGGTTCAGCTTGCGCCTGGAGAGGCCAGAACGCAAACACAATGGCGGGAAGCGCAATTAGCGCTCGCTTCATCCCTCAACAGTCGGCGCTACGAACTCGTCCAACTCAGCATCATATGTCCAGCCAATGCCAGGATACGCTCCTCGGAAACTTGCGTTATAACTGCATTGTTTCCAAATGCCACCAAGTTTGAGTGCATTGGCGATAAACGCTCGGCCAGCCGCTTCCGTATCAGGAAAGTCCAGTGTCGGTTCACCGCAGACATCGTTGCTAACGCTGATGACTCGTAGCACCGTGTTCGTGTTGTCCAGTTCAGCAAAGTAAGCCATTATGACCATCCGATTGTGCCAGAGTCGTTGAATGTATAGATGATGTGTGTTGATGTTGATGTCGCTATACCGCCAGTGAGAGTAGTCGCAAACTTCGCACCCTGCGGTTGGCGAATGATGACAACACCCTTGCCGCCTGCGCCACCAGCACCGTTGCTACTGTCTGCGGCACCACCACCACCACTACCTGTGTTCACGGACCCTGCTGTTCCTGTTTGACCGTCTGCGCCGCCACGACCGCCACCACCGTCACCACCATTATTTGTGCTGCTTCGTGCAGCCCCACCACCACCAGCACGAGTCACAGAACTTCCAGTTATTGACGATGCAACACCATCGCCACCTTGACCGTTTCCATCTGTGTTGCCTGCCTCAGCAGCACCACCACCACCACCACCAGCAGCACTGTTGAAACCTGTACCACCACCGAAACCTTGATTAGAAGTTCCCGATGCGCCAGCACCCGTTGTTCCACCACCACCAGAACCGCCAGAACCAGCAGCGTTGCTACCTCCGCCACGTCCACCACCATCAGAGGTAATCGTCGTAATGTTTGAGCCTGCGATAGAACTCGCAACACCTACGGTGTTTGACGCACCACCGCCTCCGACAGTAATCGTGTAGGTGACACCAGATGCAACGGTCATCGGCGTTTCCGCTGACGAGCCACCACCAGACGACTCACCGCTTACCGAAGAACGATATCCACCTGCACCACCACCACCGCCACTGAAGGCATTATTCACGCCGTTTCCACCGCCACCACCACCAGCGATAACCAGATACTCAACCGTAGAAGGAACTACAGCACCGCCACCGCGAAAAAATATTGCTGCTGACGCACTGGTGAAATAAACGACCCCGCCCTCCCATTGCGCCAATGTCGGTGCCGTACCGGCAGAAGAATTGAGTGTAAGACCGGCTCCAGCAGAAATCGTTTGTGTACCAGATCCGATTGAATGCAACCACACAGCATCACCAGCATCGAACGTGGAGTTTGGAATTGTTACCGTTCCAGCAGAACCCATATTTTGCACACGACGAGTTCCCTTGTCGGATGCTTGGAGCGTGTAGGACGCTGTACCTGTGCTGACCGACATGTTGTAGTCGTTCTTTTGCAAGTCGTTCATCTGCGCAGCAGTGAGCACCTGTCCAGAGGTGAAGGTTTGTTTGGCCATACGGGTTCCTATGCTAGCCCAACAGTTGTGTCATCAAGTTCGCTGGTGTCAAGGATGAATTGGGTAATGAGTTGGGCTTGACCGAGGCCGAGTCGGATGCGATGGAATCCTGGTGTGATGTCATGACTTAGGTTCTCGATGTACATCGTTTTGGTGACGGTGCCTGGTGCGCCTTGTTGGTAGGTTTTGCTGATTTCTACGAGGTCGCCGATGTCGAGGATGGAGACGGCTTGGCCGTTGCTGGTGCTGAGTCCGTTGACGAGGATGCTCATTTCGTTGAAGCGGACGACGGGGTCTTTGTATTTGGCGAGAAGGTTGGCGGCGAGGGTGTCGCCGGCTGCTTGGGTGTTGAGTGGGACGTCGGAGAGGCTGAGTGTGTTGACGCCGAATTCGGTGGTGCTGGTGGTGTCGACTGCGGTGGATACGGAGAAGCCTTGGACGCCGACTTGGATTCGGTTGTAGAGGGTTTCTGCGCCGTAGCCGACGGAGAGTTCTTGGTAGGGGATGACTGTTCCGGCTGGGGTGTCGGAGAATTGGATGCTGGCGGTGTCGAAGGAGTAGGTGATGCGAGGTTGGAAGACTGCTGTACCGCCACGATTTATATAGAAACGCCCGTCTTCTGCGAGCATGACTGCGTCAATGGCTGATTTCACGTTGTCGTTGGCTTCATATGCGACGGTGCCAACGGTGGCCACCCCGGTACCGATGCTCCTGGTGGCAGTCGAGTAGGCCACTTCTGGGCGATCCAGGATGGCGGTGACTCGGGCGGAGGTGAGTTGGCTGGATGGGTTGAAGGCGGTGAGGTTGGTGCGACCTAGGGCGGAGAGGTCGTCGACGCAGGTGATGATGGCGAAGCTGTTGTCTGGTTGCTGGTAGTCGATGTCAAGGTCGTTGACTCGTCCGACGAAAAGGGGTTCTTGTCCGGCTGTGCCTGCATAGATTTGGACGAAGCGTCGTGGGGCGATGCCGTAGCCGTCTTGAACGTAAGGGGATGCGGTGTTTGCCGGGTCGAATGCTCGACCTGATGCTTTGTCGTCAAGGACGATGGTGGCTTGTCCGACGCCCATCGTGTCGAGTTGGCTGGCTCGACCTCGACGGATGGAAACGCTGGTGACGTATTCGGTGACGTCAGCGAAATCGGTTGAACCGTCCAATGTGTCAGGACCGTTGAGTGTGGATGAGTCCAAGATGAACGCATCTTGCAACAACCCGGTGTCCATCAACACCTTGTATGTTTGACCCCAAATCGCCGTCTTTGCCATCGGCTACACCATGAAATTCAGAGGGCCGTTGACTCGTTCATAGTCCCGCAAATACTGATAAATCTCCTCACCAACCTGAGCACCATTCAACACACCTGACTGAACAATGATGTTGATTGGACTGTTACTACCACCCGCAACACCAGCACCAGTCGCAAACGGTTGAGGCGTCACCGCAGCAGGAACCGCAGGAATCAAACCCTCAGCCGGACGATTCGTCGCAATCTTCGGGAACTTCTTGGCAGCGTCAGCCAACTCAGCCAACGCTGTGGTGTAATCCTCCAACGCCGAAGTCTGAGCCTTGATAGAAGCAGTCAACTCATCATTCGCCAAAGTCTGCTGACGTTGAGCCATCTCCACGGCCTTCTGCAACGGCAACAACTCCTCATCACCAGCACGCAACCCGTCAGTCGCAATACGCAGATTCCGTCGAGCCTCAGCCAACCCGTTCGCAGTTTCAATCTGACGATCCTCAGAATCGGCAACATTGAACTTTGCCTCAGCCAAGTCAATTTCGGCACGACGAATCTCATCCGCCGTAGCCTCCGGGTCTTTACGAATATCAGCCAGTTTCCGTTCAGCGTCACGAACCGCAATGATGGCCTCCTCATGACTGAACTTTGACCGGGCAACACCACGCTCAGCAGCAGCCACCGAACGTTGAGCAGCAGCAATGTCCTGAGCAGTACCACCCTGCTGAGCCTTCGTCAACGCATCCTGCGCCTGCTTCAACGCATCGTTCGCATCAGCCACCGACAACTGGGCGCTACCAACTCGTTTCTGAGCTGCACCGAACGCATCCGACGCACCCTGCGCACGCTTCAACACCGAGGTGTACTCGGCAATCTTCTCCTTAGCCGTCATCACCGTCTTGGAAGCACCACCAGTCTTCTCATCAAACTGACCCGTCTTGAATGTGGTGACACCATACGAACGAGCCAACTCCTCCAAACGATTACTCTGCGTAGCCAGAACATTGACCGTCCTTGACAGACTGGAGTTGAGGAGTAGCACCTTGCCGGTGAGATAGACGTAGGAGTTGCCTGCTGCCCGAACTATGCCATCCGCACCAGCCGTTGCCGACTGCAACTGTTTCGTCGCCTTCTCAGCCTTGAACAACGCATTGGCTGCCAGCACAGTCACCGACACCAACGCACTCATCGCCAACACGAATCCACCGATTCCACTGGCCGAGATAGTTGTACCGAGGACTCGAGTTGCGACCGCAGCCAAACCAGCCGCCACCGCATAACCCTTCATCGCAAGACCCAGAACCGTCATCGTCCCGGTGAAAGTAAGAACCGTTATCACGACCGCCGAGAAGATGGTGGCGTTATCCTCAATGAGTTGAGCCAACTTGGTCAACGGACCAACCGCCGCAGAGATTGCCGGAATCAACCCGACACCAATCGCCTCCCTCGCTTCAGAAACACTGTTCTGAAGAATCTTCATACGACCAGCGGTCGTTTGTGCAGCAGCCGCAGCCGCACCAGAGAAGGTGCTATTCAGTTCAGCAAAGACCTGATCGAGTGACTGTCCTTCTTTGACGTTGTCACGCAACGCCGGAACCAACGCCACCAACGACTTGAAATTATCCACATTCGCACGGGCCAACGCATTTGATACTTCAACCAGTGGCGCCCCGGTCGCAGCAGCAATGTTTTGGGCCAGAATAACTTGGTTCTCAGCCTCCGCAAGATTCCCAGTCGCACGAACCAAAGACTCAATCGACGGACGAAGTTCACTATCCGTGAACCCCGTCAACCGTGACTGAGCCTTGATGAAGTTCTCCGTCTCAGCAACAGCCTCACTCGTCGCACCAACGACGTTCTCCAACGTCTTGGCCAACTTCGCCTGCTCAGCCTCATCCTCAATCGCAGCCTTCGCTGCTCCGGACGCAAACGCAGCAAGACCAGCAAAGGCTGCTGCCGAAGCCAGGGCAATCTTTTGGAAGTTTGGTAGAAGTTCATTGACCTTCTTGTTGGCTGCACCGAATGCATCGGTGGCGGCCTTGCCTGTCTCACCGAACGCCTTGAGCAGGTCTTTCGGGTCAGCAATCAGCTTGACAAGAAATGTGCGCTCAACGGCCATGAGCGCCAATTCTACTCAGTCCAAAGACAACGACTTTCTGAGATCAGCAAACTCACTACGCAACGCCACCGCAACCTGCTGTTGAGTCATCCCAGCAAACCGACTCAAATCCTGCGGCTCATTCCACCACGCCTCATCCTGCCAGTAGTACTTCGCTTGATTGTGCGACTTCACGGTTCGAGGCATACGAGCCACATGCAAACGAGGAGGAACAAACAGTTCACCCAACCCAGCATCCAAGAACTCGCCATGCCCATACTTCCGAGACGACCAATCAAACCGTCCCACAGGATGCTGAGGCAGATAGAAGATGCGTGCAGGGTCCTTCGTGGCTGGGTCACCGACGACGTTGATGCGTTCATGCAACCGAGTCCATACCTCTGCCCAACGATGTGCAGGCACCGGGTCTTTGAGCGGAAGCACCAAGTGCCAATGCTCATCGTTCGGGCGATGCGACCAAGTCGTGTACGCAAACCACTCCAACCCATCCAGCCGTGCATAGTCAAACGACTCACCGTCCATGTCCACCACGAGACAGGTCACAGCCTCAACGTTGCGATTGCTTCGTGTGGTGCCTGATGCGTAGATGACTGGCGACCACAACGCACGCTGATCCTTGCGTTGAGTTTCCTTACGGATGCACAGACGAGACCACAACTGCACCCACGAACCAGCGAACGGCTTGGGGACGACAGACTTGACGTAGTCGAACCTGACGGCACGGACGTTGTCCAACTGAACTTCTGGGAACATGGCGGGCTCCTTACAAGTCAGCGTAGCGTCAGGTCGCACCCTGCGCAAGCTCTTTGAGAACCCGGTCAATGGCATCGCTGTATTCCTTAGCAATGAAGCCATTACTGTCCCGAACTGCCTGCCAGAAGAAATAGCCTTGACGACCACGGTGACGCAAGAACTGTTGCGTCGTAGGACGACGACGACCACCGAACTCGGCACCAAAGAACACATCGCCCATCGTCACCTTCGTCTTGCGTTTGCGGTTG